GCGTTACAGAAAACTCGCTTACAATTTCAAATAATTACACAATGACTACAAACAAATCAGGATTTAGTGTTGGAATTATTACAGTAGCTAATGGAGTGACAGTTACCATTCCATCAGGTTCACGTTATGTTGTGTTATAGGAGGTAGATTATGGCTTTAGTATTTAATGGAAACGGAACAGTAACAGGACTTTCACAAGGAGGTTTACCTGATGGTTGCGTAACAAATGCAGACATAGATGGTATGGCAGCTTCCAAGTTAACAGGTGCTTTACCAGCCATAAGCGGAGCAAGTTTAACTGGAATATCTGCTGGTATATCAATGTTAGATATGTATTATCAAACGTCTCAGGTTGCAGCAGGTAATGATACTGAAATTACTATAGATACTGATTTTGTAAGAGCAACAGGTTTTGCTAACTCAGTATTCACAGGAATTGGTACAGGTGTTACCAAAAGTGGTTCAATATTTAGTTTTCCTTCTACAGGTCACTATGAAATTACTTTTCATGTAAATTTTACCTGCCAAGGTTATGACTCAGCAAGATACTCACATTGCGATATACTACTTACAGTTGATAATAGTAATTATAATGTTGTAAATAGAACAAGAGGTCAGAGTATTGAATATCCAACTAATTTAAGTAATCGTTTTTCATGGAGTGAGACAACACTAATATTTGACGTAACAAATACATCAACACATAAAGTCAAATTTGTGGTTAATCACGATTCACCATATAAAATTTTAGGTGGTTCTTCTGAATTTCAAACTTATGCTATATTCAAAAAAATTGCAGATACTTAAATGATATATACAAAATTTTCAGCTTTAGAATCTTTAAAACCATTAAGTAAATATATCTGGTATGGTGAAGATTATTCTGGTTTAAATTGGTTAGACACAGGTACAGCACCAACTGAATCTGAAATAAATGCAGAAGTCACAAGGTTAAATAATGCAGAACCTATGAGATTGTTAAGATTAGAAAGAGATAGATTATTAACAGCTTGTGATTGGAGAGCTAGTTCTGATTTAACACTTGCAGATGATTGGAAAACATATCGTCAAAGTTTGCGTGATTTACCAGCTAGTGCATCGCCTAAACTTGATTCCAATGGTAATTTAGATATGTCATCTGTTACTTTTCC